CGAATATTTATTATAGATTTATGAATCGTAATTCCGCTATAAACTCTCGACTTGTTCAGCGAAGGAACAGGTTGAGTAATCGTCAACTTCGTGTTATTTCTAGGAGAAATGCCTTGCGTGTACGTAATGGTGCGTTTTTGCCTAATGTGCCTAGGAGAAATCCCAGGCAGAGAGCTATCCAGAACGGTCAACGTTCCAACGCCCCTGTGTCGATGGGTACCGTTGTCAGGAACTCTCAGCCTAGACAGAGTACAATGAATGGAAAATCTAGGATAATCCATCGAGAGCCCTTGGCAACTGTATTGGGTTCTATTGGATTTAATTTAACTCAGTTTGAAGTGAATCCTGGGTTGGCTACTACTTTTCCATGGCTTTCAGCTTCTGCAGAGGGCTATGAAGCTTATGTTGTTAATTCCATTTCTGCTGAATTTGTCACTTCCTCTGCCACTACACAGACTGGTAGGATTGTTATTGCTCCTGACTATGATTCTGCGGATGCCCCTCCCACTTCTGTTGTTCAGCTTGAACAGATGATGGATGCTTATCGAGGTCCTGCTTGGCAGAATGGTCGTTGTGTTTTGCAGCCGAATGGACTTGGGATTTTGACTAATAAGAGATATACCCGTTCAGGAGCATTGAGCCCTAACGAAGACATTAAGACTTATGATATTGCTAAGCTTAATGTTGCTACCTCTGGTCAGATTGCTGACAATACAGAGATTGGAGAACTTTGGATGCTTTATGATATTACCTTATGTGTTCCTCAGCCTATATCCCCACCTGAGATATTTTTGGCTGGTGCGTTGATTAATGATGATGGTTCTGGTGGTAATACCACACATTTACTTGGAACCGACGCTGTAGCTGCAGGTAATATTAGTTTAACTGTTGCTTTAAACGTCATTAATGTTGAAGGGCTTGTCGAAGGCAAGCGTTATCGTATCATTTATAGGTGTAACGCTGCTGTTGTTACTGGACCCCCTGTTCTTACTGTACAGGCTGAGTTGTCTGGCGGTTCTTCAGTTACACTGTTATCCACGTTAAATGGTACGACAACAGATGGTTATTATGTTGGTTCTTTTGTTGCTGCCTTACCTGGTGGTCATATTACAATGTCAAATGTTACTGTATTGACTACCCCTGCTTTATTGGTATTTGAAATTGAAGGTATGGTTGACAATGCTGATTTGTCATAAGTTGCTTGATACTATAATCAAGTGGGAACGTCTACCCATCAATTGACATGCATTGGATCATGTGAGACCTGAATATCTGAGGCAGTACCTTGTCTCTTTTGATCTAGTGGCATAGGTGGTTGTGTTTTCTCCCCGAGGGCTGCAACCTATCATAGACTAACACGTGTAAGACGTGGGTGTAGTAATCAGTGTGATCTTATGGGATTGGTAGTCCCCTTACTTCTACATTTGTTCTATGATAGCATTTGCTCTTGAGTGGAATGGACACTCCATTAGTTTGCATAGGTTCGAGTTGTAAGTTCATGATACCTGAAATGGATGAACTTTCACCCAAATAAACCATAATGAAGTCCGATAGCAATAATTTGTTTTCGAATTTTACGTCTAAATTAAGTTCTATCTTCGATCGAAAGGGTGAGGATAGTTCTTCAACTTCTTGGTCTTCTTCTACATCTGGTGATGTATTTCGAGATTGTCCCACAGTTTTTTCATGGGTTGGTAATGAAGGAGATTTTAATTTAAACTTTGACCATTGTAATGTTCTTGTGGTGCTTAGTGAGTTAAATATAGACCTTGATGATTTTGCTAGGACAAATCCAGCTTTGTCTTTGTCACTTGTTGATCTCAAAATATTACGTAATGAATTGCCTAAGATGAATCCTACTTACTGTAAACGAGTTTATTTTGATTTTGGTTATAATCTTGTAGATGGTTCTTTGCCCACCCGTGTTGAAATGAATCTTCAGGACAATTTGAAGCGTAATTCTTTTGACGATGCTATAATCATTGATGATGATAATGAATCTTCCTCTTTTTGTGCTGATTGTGTTTTTAATCCTGATGGAAATGTGATTATTTATTGTGATTTGCATGCTAATGTCATAGATTGTGAAGATGTTGATTGTCCTGATTGTATTTATGCTGATGACTGGTCAGTTCCTTGTAAAAGTCATTGTACTGTTTGTACTGATTTGATTAAATGTAAAGAACATTTTGAATATATTCCTGATATGGAAGATTTTTGCAGTCAAGATAAAGAAATGTGTGACTTTCAGTTCTCTAATGATTGTGATCTTCAGAAATTTTCTAGGGAAGTGAAGCGTTCACTTGGTGAATCCCTTGAAACGCCTTTGTTTCAAGCACAATATATCCGCCGTGGACCTAAGCAGCGTGGTCGTGTGCATGGTGCCCGTCATAACATGAAAAGAGATTTTAAAGATAAAAATTCTTCAAAGGTCGTGCGTGATCGATTGAAGAAGTTGCGTGATGAAAAGAGACGTGATAAAATTGAAAAGGGTCATGTGTGGAAAGTTAAAAATTCCTCTCGAGGTGCTAAGCAGTCCAACTTGTTGAATGTTGGATATTCTGATATGAATGACCGGAAGATTGCTGATAAGATTGCTAAAATTGAAACTTTAGAAACTGAAATTGAGAATCTTTATAAGCCTAATACTTCCTCCGAGTTTTATTCTAATGCTTATAAGGAGAGGGAATTCTATTTAGATCAACTAAATAAGGAAAAACAGGATTTTAAGAAAAAGGAATATCAACGAAATGAATTGGAATTGAATAAGATATTGTTGGATCTCATGGAGCATTGGAAATCGACTGATTGTTTGTCTTATTCGAGATCCTCATCAATCTGTGATGATTTGGATAAGATAGAAAGTTTCATTAAAGAGAATGTTAAAGATGATGTTGCAATCAATCTTGTTGTTAATTCTGTGTCTGAATGTATTGAGTCTAAGCCGGACTTGTTAGATCGTTGTTCAAATTTTTTGAAGGAATTGATATTGAAAATCCGTCCAATTGCTTTTGGTGTTGATGCTGTTCGGGATGTTGCTTTAAATATTGACGTTTTGAAAGAAGAGCAAGTTGTTGAGTTTTTGGAACCTGTGTTCCTTTCCGAGCTCCAATCTGTTTCTTCCAAATTCATAGAATTTGATGTACGTGATGATCATGCTCGCCGTGGGGATCTTGTACATATGGATCCTCTTTTGCGTCATTTTCAGTTGAAAAGGTTAATGAGGAATGGTGTGTTGTCACAGCAAGTCGACTATAGAGGTGTCTTGTCTTGTGAATTGTTATTCCAATTGTTGTCTCCTTCTGTGTGTGTAATGAATGCTCCTGAGTCGATAGTAATGTCTAAGATGCAGCATATTGCTTCTAATTGTCACACAATAAACATTCCTAAATTTTCTATTATAGAGTATCATACTGATATTGTTCAAGATACTCTAATTGTTGCTCGTGCTATCTTTTTACTCAGACGCCGTGTCTCTTTGGCTCTGGGTTTTCCGATAGCTCCAGTTTAAATAAAACGCGGTGTGTGGTATATGGCTATAGGGCGAGTGAGGTTACTCTCCCTGTGCCTGGTCCAATTAAAGATGGTGTGGTTATTAAAACACATTGTCCCAGTGATCCTAACCTTAGGCCCCCAGTCAAGGTTTCTTTAGGATGTCATATACCCGGCATATCAATGCCTCATGTCGATCCAACCGACACGAACACTGTTAAACTGGGAGTAGAGAAGAGGTTTGCATGTAAGCCGCCAGATGCGCAAACAAGCTTGCTTCTCCGTTTAAAAACTTTTGTTTCTTTGTGGTGCTGTCAGAACCTTACTCCTTTACCATATGATACGGATTTGTCCTTGGATAGCTGGTTGGAATTGACTGGTTATTCTCGAGGTCGTATCAATCAATTGAAAGATAAATGGGGTAAGTGTGGTGGAGTGTTGAGAGATAAACACTTTAGGGTTCAATCTTTTGTTAAAGATGAATCCTATCCTGAATTTAAACATGCCCGTTGGATAAACGCTCGTACTGATGAGTTCAAATGTGCGGTTGGTCCCACATTTAAAGCTATTGAGAGTGTGCTGTTTAAACAGGACTGGTTCATTAAAAAGATCCCTGTGAAGGATCGTTCTAAGTATATTTACCATCGAGTGCACCGTGCTGGAGCTCGATATGTATGCACCGATTACACTGCTTTTGAGTCACATTTTACGCGTGAGCTGTTTGAGTCATGCGAGTTTGTGTTGTATGATTATATGACACAGTTTCTCCCTAATTGTGATTTATTTAAATTTTACGTTCATAGTGTAATTGGAGGTAACAATCAGTGTAATTCTAAATTGTTATCTGTCACTGTTCCCGCGACAAGAATGTCTGGTGAAATGTGTACATCGTTGGGTAATTCGTTCTCGAACTTAATGTTCATGTTGTTTCTGAGTAATTTAGTTGGTGCTCGTAACATTGTAGGAGTAGTTGAAGGTGATGATGGATTGTTCGTGATGGATGGTCCTCACCCTACTTCTAAAGATTTTGAATCCATTGGCTTAACCATTAAGATGATTGTTGTTGATGATCTTACTAAGGCGTCGTTTTGTGGTCTTATATTTGATCCAACAGATTTAGTAAACATAGCTGATCCTATTAAAATCTTGGCTCAGACCGGATTTTCTACACAACAGTATGTTTTTTCAAAATCTTCAGTTTTGCGAGGATTGCTTAAAGCTAAGGCTTTTTCATTAGCTTACCAATACCCTGGTTGTCCTATTATTGCGGCCTTCTCAAGATATCTTCTACGTGTTTTGGTAGATGATTATGTGTATTTCCGGAAAGGAAATACTGATTATACAGATCTCCTTCAAAAAGAGGCATACACCTTTTGGTTGAGTCACGGTGAGACGTTGACTGTGGAGACTGGTATGAATACCAGGATATTGATGGAGCAAGAATTTGGAATAAGTGTTATTGACCAAATTGAATTGGAGAATTGGTTTGACTCTCTTGATCGTATTAGATTGATGGATCATGGTGTCATTCTTGCTCGTGTTCCTGAAATATGGCAGGATTATGGTAGGCGTTATATTGCCGTTGCCCCTCTTGATCCTTGGCTAATTCGACGTTATTTCGATTAGGACACAATCGTGGTCTTTCACTCATGTGGCTCGTTGGATTGGGCCTTACCTCCATGTGCGATTGTTTACCACTTCCTTGAAATTCTGGTTAAATTTTCCGTAAATTAAAC